GGTAAGAAGGCCGCCAACATCGTGGCCTCGGTCGGCGTGAACCCGGTCGAAGTCTCGCCCGCCGATATCGCCGTGTCCGCCAAGTCGGACCAGGATGTTGCCGATGAATGGGTCGCCCTCAAGCAGAAGGATGCCAAGGCCGCTTCGGCTTTCTACACGGCTAACCGCCCCGCCATCCTGCGCGCTTCCGGCCTCAAGTAATTTCCCCCTCACTCTAACCCCGTAAAATACTAATATGTCCAACTCCATTGGTGGCTTGACCCTCCAACTCGTTGCCGAGGAAAGCCTCCGCACCCTCGTCCCCGAACTCGTGCCGCTGACCAAGATCGCCGTCACCGACTTCGGTTCCTATGTCGCCGAGCGCGGCTCCACGGTCCACACCCGCTACGCTGGTTCCTTCACCTCGTCGAAGTACAACCCGGCTAACGGCTATGTCCCGACCAACGCCGACTCGACCGATGTCGCCATCACCCTTGAAGAACCCGACTATGTTGATGTCGCCTTCACGGATTTCGAGGCTTCCACGCTCTCCCTTGAGCGCCTCCGCCGCCTGTTCATGGCTCCGATGGCTAACGCCATCCAGTTGTCCCTGTTCAAGGCCGTTCTCGGCAAGGTGACCAACGCCAACTTCTCCGCCAAGGCTTACAACGGCACCCAGGCTCTGTTCGACCGCAAGGCCGTTGCCGCCGCCGCCACGAACCTCACCAAGGCGAACCTGCCTCACAACGACCGCGCCCTCCTGCTCTCGCCGGACGCGCTGGGCCAGTTGGTGCAGGATCCGTCCGTTGCCCAGACCTTCTCGTACGGCGTCTCGGATGTCATCCAGAACAACGCCATCGACAAGAAACTCCACGGCTTCTCCGTCAGCGAGTTCAACGGCTTCGCTGGCCTCGGCACCCCGACCTCGGAAGGTCTGAACGGCATCGCTTCCTGCCGTGAGGGTCTGGTGATCGTCACCCGAGTCCCTGCCGCCCCGACCACGGGTGGTGGCGAACAGATGAATGTGACCGACCCCGAGTCCGGCTTCACCTTCGCGCTCCGCTACTTCTACAACTGGCAGATGGGTACCCACAATATGCAGGCCGTCTGGCTCCAGGGTACCTCCGTTGGCAACCCCAACGCCCTCCAGCGCATCATCTTCACCGCCTAATCAGCGGTCAGTTTAGGGGGCGGTTCACCGACCCCGATGCGACAATGCCGAGAGGCCCATCTCCTTGCCATAGGAGGTGGGCTTCTCCCTTTTGGTTGACACCCCGCTAATTCCAGATGGCAGACCTTCCCGCAGAATGGGCGACCGATGCCCTTGAAATCCTTGGGGAAATCCCGAAGGCGGTCACCGTCAAGAATGTGCCGGGTGGCACCCCCGTCCCCCTCAACGCGCTGATGAGCCAGCCTGCCATCATGCAGGACTTGGAGACGGGCGGTTTCACCTCCTCGACCTCGTTTGATGTTAAGTTCCTGCGGTCTGGTCTGGTATCCCACCCGGGGCTGGTGGCCCACGGCAACATCATCGCCTACAACGGAGAGCAGTATCGCATCATGACGGTCACCGACCGACCTCCCTCGGCGTGGGTGATCTGCAAGGTGCAGACGCTGGTGCAGTAATGGCTTTTAGGATTACGGTACAAGAGGGTGTCCGCATGGATGCCAGCCTGTATGCTCTCCATGTCGGTATGTTTTGCCAGGTCATGCGTAAGACCGTGGCTGAAGTTGTTAAGGACGAAGCGCGCCTACTTGCCCGTGATGCCTGCGACCTTTATCCCCCGTTCTCCGGGTCTGCCCCGCAAATCACCAAAGGCGGAGAGGGCGGCTTTGGTTTGAAGGCAAGGAACAAGGGTCAAGCCGCAGTAAACCGGGACATCCGCCATATTTTCGCCCCACTAGACCAAGCACCCGCTGGCCTTGTGGCCCAGCGTGGCAACCTAGGCATCTTTGACGCTTGGGTGAGGGCGAAGGCTGACAAGCCAGCCCCCCATTCGCCAGGGTGGCTTTTTGAAGCCTTCAAGACCAGCGGCATGGTCACGCAAGCCGACTTTGATTTGTTCAAGGAAAAACGCCACGGCAACTTGGCTGGCGCAGGCAACATCATGCTCAATGAGTCCGAGGGACAGATTGGTGCCATCCACAGGTTTGTCCGTGGTCCTAATTATAAGGTCAGCAAGAACCGCAAGCCGGACTTCTATGTGCGCGACTGGAAGATGGTCGAGCGATACATCAAAAAGACCCAACAGCGCGTAGGTAAACTCAAGGCCGGGTGGTACTGGGCGGCGAAGAAACTTGGAAAAATCCCTCAATCGAAATGGATTGAAGGACAAGGTTCAAAGAACGCCATCTGTGACCCGATGCTTGTTGGCCCTAATCCCAAGGTCCGCATCGGCAACGCCATCGGCAGGGATTATTCACAAGGCTGGCACCTATTCCAGAAAGCCTGGAACCACCGTGGCTACGCCATGCGCGTAAGAATGTTGAAGGCTTTGAGTGGCAAAAAGAACCACGGCACCCTTCTAGACCTTACACGAAAACTGCAAGGTTTCGATGTAACTCAAATCTAACATGAGCATCCCGTTCTATTCCGCCCGTACCATTGTCGAGGAAAAGGTCCAAGCCTACCTCGCCGCCGCCCTCACGGGTGTCGCCGTCCACAAGGGCATCACGCCGGAAACCAAGGTAATCCCATTGATCACCGTCTATGCCAAGTCCAGCCGCGCCGCCGAAGCCTTGGGTAATAATCCCTATGGCAACTACACGGTGACGCTGGAGATCGGGGTCTACTCGTCCGCCGATGACGACACCCTCGACCAGCACCGCACCCGGGTCCAGACCGTCCAGAACTATATGTCCGACAAGGCGGCTCTCAAAGCCCTCTGGACGCTCGGTACGGACGGCATCCTGTACGACCTCTGGGTGAACCAGGACGAGGAGGGTATGCACCAGCGCAAGTACGGCAACCTGCTGGAGTACACGGTATTCGTGATGCTACCCCCCGCCCCTTGACAACCCGCTAATTCCAAAGACTTCCTATGCCCGCCCCTATCGAATATGGTGTTGCCCTTTTCTTCGGGCTTCGTGACTCCGTGACCTACATGGTGGTGCAGTCCGACGACATTTCCCAGTCCTTTGCGCTGGATGTCGAGGTCGCCAACGAGGAAGGCGTGGTCATCACAAACCACCTCGATGACCGCCGGAAGGAGATCACCCTCGATGGTGTTCTCAAGGCCGCTGATGCCATTCCCGAGAACGGCACCCAGTTCACCTACGCTACCGTCCAGTACATCCTCAAGTCGATTGACGACAAGGGTGTGAACAAGGACTACCGCAAGGTCACCGTCAAAGGTATCAAGTACCAGGAAATCGCCTAAAAGGCGCGCATCCCGAATGGATGCTCGTTACCTCAAGGCTACGACCGTTCTCCCGCTGGATGTAAAAGTCTGCGGGAAACGGTTGATGCCGTTCTGCCTCCGCCACCGGGTGCAACTTGAGACTATCGACTCCCCGTTCCTCGATTTCCAGAAAAGGTCTTTCAAGGCCATTGATGTGATCATGGCGGTCCGCATTATGTCCACCTTGAATAAGGTTCGTGTATCCGCGCCGATTACCTTGCGCGAGCAATTCTACCTTGCTTGGTTGAACGCCAGCAAGGACAGGCTTGCTCGGTCTGTAGGTCGTGTACTCGGCATCATGTTTGAGTCCTGCTCATACCCAAAAATCTGGTCGAAGCAGGATAAGAAGAACAAGGAGAACATCCCGTGGACCCTTGCCTGCGTCGCCAACAATGTCCGCAACGGTTGCTCTCTTGAGGAAGCCTGGACTATGCCGGAAGGTGAAGCCGTCTGGATGAGCATCTCCCACGGCATCTACAACGGCTCTGACATCCAGATTGTATCGACCGATGACGATGCGATGCTGGACGATTTCGACAACATCATCAACCGCTTCAAGAACACGAACTAATGGCTAACTCGGAAGTAGTTGTAACGGTTGAAGCAGACACCAAGCCTTTGGAAAAGGGTTTGAATGATGTCACTAAGGAGGCTTCCAAGGGAGGCAAAGGCGCTAAGGCGGAAGCGGGTGGCTTCCTTTCTACACTAGGCAGGGCTTACGGTCAGTTCTCCATGATCTTCTCTGTCCTTCAGGCGGGTTTTGAGTTCGTGATGAAGTACGCCACGATGGCGCGTGAACTTCGCAATATTTCCGTTGCGACCGGCATCCCTGTCGGTGAATTGAGGAACTTTGAACTTCAAGCCAAGCAGGCTGGCATCAGTACGCAGGCGATGGCCCATTCGGTAGCACAATTCAACAAGAACATGGGCGCGGCGAAAATCCAAGGTTCCGAAGTCAACGCTCTGATGGCTAAATTGGGCGTAGGTTTGACCGACTTGAAGGAAGGTACATTCACCTACAAGGACGCGCTGATGGCCCTTGCCGCTTCCTTTGAGGCCGGGACCGATGATGCAACGCTGATGCATTACGGTGTGCAGTTGTTCGGTTCATCTTTCGAGCAACTGCTCCCCCTTATCAAGCAAGGTAGCGTTGAGATGAAAAAATCATCGGAGGCTATGGTCGGAACGAACAAGGACTCCGTACGGGTGTTGGCTAACCTTGCGGACTCATGGGATAATTTCTGTCAAACCATCGAAAATAGTTTCATCAATATTTTCGGATTTATTGGCAATGCCTTCGCAGAATTGACCGATATATTGAACAACGACATCCTAGCGTTGTATCACTCTATTTTTTCATCTTCCCCGGAAACCCAAGGTACGGACTACGCCAACGATGTTTTCAAGCAGATGTCCAAGGGTCTGACCAAAGAACAGCAGAAGGCTTACTTCGATGAGTTTGGATCGCTGATGGGCGATGAAGCCCGTAAGTTCTACGATAAGCGCATCAAGGAACTGACCGAAAGCCAAGGAAAGAAACTCACCCCCCAAGGTCTTACGGAAGCCCAGGGCGCATCCACCATCCAACAGATGGGCGGCGGCGACATCGTTTCCGCCATCGCCTTTACCCCACTTGAGCGCATCGCCGCCGCCACCGAGCAGACGGCGAAGAACACCGAGAAAATCCAAACCGTCCAGACCACATTCACCAACCTAGGTTTCTAATATGCCATCCCCTCCCATCATCAAGTACGGCAACGACCTTTCCGCAGAAGCCGTACAGCCGGGTTGGACAATCGAGAGCGATGGCTTCGGCTTGCTCCAGTCCTCGGTGACCTTCAAGTGGGCCGACACGACCGCGCATCGCACCGACTTTGCCGCACACTTCTACCGTGGCGCGAGCCACCCGGACCCGTCCTACTCCGGCATCCTCAAGTTGTATCGGGCGACCATGACGGTGGACAAGGGCAAGTTCATCACGGTCAAGGCCGACTACTGCGGCATCGCATCTGCCTACACGGAACTTGGTCACACCTATCCGCAGGTGCAGATGACCTCCGCCGCCGCCTCGGAGTCCATCCAGTCGCACCCGAACTTCATCAACATCAATTGCACCAGCATTGAAGGTTCGACCAGCCCGCAGAAGCCTTTGGCTGGCCCTCCTCCCGCCGCAGGTGGTTTTGAGCCTAGCCTAACGATCAACCCAAACCGCGCCGCCTGGACTCCGAAGATTGCTGGTTCCGGGATCGTCAATAACTGCCAGTTTATCGGCTTCCTGCCGAACCAAAGTTCTACCGATACGAGCGTCAACATCAAGGCTGGCATCAGGTCGTACTACAAGCCGCAGAACACCCTTCGTGTACTGACTTACTACTCCAGCGTGGATGCCGCGCTTGAGTTGTCGTCGTATGTCGGTTGGGTCACCAATGGCACCAAGTTCGCTTTGCCGACCGAGTACAAGAAACTCGGCAAGCCCCAGAACCAAGGCGGGTATACGGGTGGCATGAACTACTCGGCTACTTGGCTCGCCAGCATCAATCCGAACTTCTTGGTCACCAACTGCTCGGTCGAACTGTACGGTACGATCTACAAGGTGACCGCCGACCTCACGCTGTCCGGCCTCGGTGGTTGGGATAAGGATGTCTACCCCGTAATCTCCGGCGAATAGTGAAATCAATCTCTGGTTTCAACTCCTCGGGGTACGGTTCGTTTGGCGAGGGCGATGTCATTTCCGCCAGCGCGCTCAACCGTATGGGGGCTGGCATCGACAAGAACCGCACGATGTTCTCGCAGGGCATTGAGTTCCAATCGTCAATCGGCGGCGTGGCCTTCAACGCGCCGCAGGAGGTTGTGTTCAACGCCATCTCAACTCCATTCGCCGTGTACCTCGATACGGTCGAAGGCGTGACGGTAATCCGGGTCGTCCCTGGAACCGTCAACAATGTCATCCCGTACATCAACGGTACTCTGATGACGGCGAACTACACGCCGCTTACGGCTCCGACCACGGCTGGCACCTATGTGGTCACCATCAAGTGCAAGGCCGACCCCGCGCCTGCTTTCTTCCCGAAGTCAGACTCCGAAATCAAGGTCGAGACTTACCCCACCACGGACACGGACACCGAGGGTTACATCACCTTGGCTATCGTGACGGCGACCGCCGCTACTGGTGGCGGCGTTGATTTGGTTATCAACCAGTCTGTCAGCGGTAGCCTTTGGGCGGAGCGTCACAAGTACACGGAGCCTGGGACGGCCTCGTACTTCTTCTACCGGGTATGAACGAGACGACCCGCCCTATGAGCCAAGGGCGACTCCCCGTGGCCGTAGGCAACGCTAGCGTAACAGTCGATGGTCTATATGGGCCTTACACGAACAGGGAGGTATCTTTCCCTTCTTACCCGCTTGAGGTAAAGGGATACATCACAGAAGGCTATGGAAAGGACAGCACACTATCTCCTTTTGGATTGGTAGGAGGAACGGTACAGATACAATGGCTGAATGAGTTCGATGAAAGAATTGTTTCAGTTGGAAGTGATTACTTCGTATATAGAACTCCCAAGTTCCGTGTTGGCGTAACACAGGATGATGTAATCAACCGCAAGTGGATTGGTGTAAGCATGACCTTGATGGCTGAACAAACCACAGATGTGTATTCTTATGTGGAACCCGGCCCTCCTGTTTTGGTATCTAGCAACCCAACGCCTCAGTTCTTTACATACACATTCTCGGCGGCTGACGATCCCACGATTGGGTCGCCAGATTACCTTCCCCCAAATACAACCAGCAAGGTCGTGCTTGGAAATGAGTTTCTGGCTAACTCTATCGTGTACACTAGTCTCACCCCCCCCGTTTCATACACCTTTACACAGGCCACTCCGGACGGTTATGGAACCTTTCTGACATTCCGTTATATCAGCATAACCCCCCCTTGAGGCTGGTTTGACACTCGGCTAATTCCAAAGCCCTATGGCAACTCCGACCTTTAGTTTCACCAAGGGGTCTACCCTTTCGATTGGGGGGGTCTACACCCAGTCCAGCCCCAGCGCGCCCGCCAACCTGGACGGCGTTGACCTGTACTGCACCCTCCGAGATGCCCGGGGCTACGAGCATCCCCTCACCGTCACCGTCACCAGTTCTACCGACTTTACCCTGTTCTACGCCAACACGCAGGATTGGCATTGGGGGGTCGGCTTCATGGACATCCTGTTCGTCACCAACGGCGTAGCCATCTACTCCGAGACGATCAATGTCATCATCCTCAACAATGTGACGAAGAACTCCTTTACCTAATGGCAATCACCCTCACCATCAACGAGTCGGCTAGCATCACCATCGACCCGCAACTCCCGGTGGTCGCCGCTACGGTGACTGTCGGGACGACCACCACGGGCGCGCCAGGGACCAATGCCTCGGTCGTCAATGTTGGTACCCCCGTCAACGCCGTCCTCAACTTCACCATTCCCGAGGGCGAGCAAGGCCCTGTCGGGGATACTGGTCCGCAGGGCATCGCTGGTCCCGCTGGTCCGCAGGGTAGCCAAGGTGTGCAGGGCATCCAAGGTGTCCAAGGCGAGCAGGGTGAGCAAGGCCCGCAGGGGGTCGTTGGTCCCGCTGGTCCCGTTGGCGCGACTGGTCCTGCCGGACCGACTGGCCCCCAAGGACCGCAAGGTATC